TCGTAGATGTACATTACTGCGGCTAAAACGCACAGCATATTTTGGTTTCATGTAATCACGCAACATGATTACACTAGGCACTTGGGTTTCCCAGCGGGCAGAATGCACTATCCAATTTTCGTGATAAAGCAATACATCGGCTTTGTCTAAAACCATGTATTTGATTGATTCTTCCCAAGGGATAACGCTTAACGGCATAACACTTATTGGCAAGCCGTCAGCATTTAGTACTAACGTATCTGACACTTTGAACCTCTTTCTAGTTGTGTTTACAGACCCAACCTATGAAGTATACATTATATACTTACAATGTATTTACGTCAAGTTCGATTACAATAAAATGTTATGGGCAAACTCTTGTCCGGATCGATCTAGGGCCGCACACCATTGATCGTTATTATCCGATCCAAATACAAGTTCATTGTCGTAATTAGCTAGGAGCCAACTCTTATCGTGTGTCCAAGGAGGGATGCCTTTTATTTCACCATGCAATTGGTTCGGACTCCACCCACACATGCCCAAAAATAAACGCCATTGTTGGGGGACATCTCCCATTGCTAGTCTAGGTAATATATCATCTGCTGAACTTAACGAAAACTGTCCGTTAACCTGCATAGTATTTTTACTGACCCAATCGTTGCTGTGTAAGAAGCTAAGACTTTTAACATTGACAGGGCCGCCGAGATAAACAAAGCCCGGAACATCTATTGTAAACCCTAGTTGTTCTCCGAACTCTACTACACTCATCTGACTACGTTTGTTTAAGACTACACCTACACTGCCTTGACTGTGGTTTTCAGTAATTAAAATTACTGATTTATACCAAAAGTTATTTTTTACTGCCGGTGGTGCTATTAATAATTTACCTAATGGATTCATGCAGATATTTAGTTATGCAAAGCGTCTGACAGATTGTTTTACGTCACCTACTGTGATAGAGCCGTCCTTATTACGATCTAATCCTTTGTTCTGTCTGTAGACTGCACCACTGAATCCATTAGCGCCTGACAATCCTAGTACATGGCTGTCTGGATAACCGATGTACTTAGGCATAAAGGTAGCCATGTATAAGTCACCAGCTGATCCGTCACCAACTCCAGTCATCTTGTAATATTTGTAAACATAATCTAACTGTTGCACACCGTCCATCTTGCCTAGCTCATCTGTAGTTGTACCTAAACGTCTAGCTGTGTCTGGCATAAATTGTATTAGGCCGGTTGCGCCGCCGCTGGCATTTCTTGCGGCTGGATTAACACCTGACTCTTGTTTCATTACGGCCAACATTGCGTTTGGAGTTGTGCCTAGTGCGGCTGCAATTTTTTCTAATTTCTTTTTAAAGTCTGGATCTTGAATTGTACTAACATCAATCTTTTGTGCATCAACACTATCAGGACGGGCCAGTACCTCTTTATACTTGCCGGAGATCTCTGGATGTGCTTCGGCAGCTCGACGTGTGTATGGGCCAAGGCGACCGTCTAGTCCGTCTTGATTAGGGCCAAACTTGCCTAAGTTTGCACCCTTGGCTTTTAACTCTTTTTGCATTGCCAGTACTTGACTATCAAATGCTTCGTTGATTATTTTAAATTCGTTAAAACGCATGTTAACTCCAATCTGGTAATGGGCCGCCGTACTTTGCGCCCTTAATTCTATGACCACCTACTGTAACACGACTTTTGGGACTCTTACCTAGCTTGTGACTTTTCTCACCATCCCTAGCACGTAACCCTTGACTCTTACATGATGCTAGATTGCTCGCACCTAAATCTTTATCTGGTTTACTGCTAGTACATAATGCACGACTAGCTTTACCATGTTCGTCCAGCGAGGTGTGATCTACTTCGCCGCAAAAAGAACAAGATGATTTATATCTAGATTCTGTAGCATGGCCTCGAGCAGGACGACTTCCTGTACGGGCAGGGCGTTGTGGATTTGTGCCGATAGCGGCTTCGCTGATAATGTCAGTAATTCTCATAGTAATGTATTTATTCTTCTTACTGATCTAAGAATTCAAATACATTTAACCATTTACGCTTGCCTATAGTAGCTTTTAACTTGGTTAGGTCAGCCTTTGTAGTATGTCGCATACGCTGTTTTTCAGCATCTGGTACTGGTTCAAACTCTAACTCTACACCTTCTTGTTCTGCTATTTCTTCTGCTATGTCTAGAAAGCTGTGTGTTAAGCCTGCGCCACAATTCCATATTCCAGAGCCGTTAACTTCTTTAATAAAATCTATGTGTAGGCGGCATACATCACCGACCCAAGTCCAGTCACGCTTGATATGTTCTGCTGTTTCCCATACAGTAATCTTGCCCTCTTTGCGAGCCTGGGTACGCCATTTGACAATAGCATTAGCACGTTTACCGCGTAGGTGCATCCACTTGCCGTAGACATTAAAGTAACGGAACCCCTGTACATATATGTTTACATCTTGTTGTGGCCACCAACGATCAAAGAGATACTTAGACCATGCATAAGGTGTTTGTGGATGACAGGGAGCATACTCACTAAAGTCTTTACTATCACCGTAGACACTACTCGAGCTAGCATACTGTAAGTTTACCCCATGCAAATTGCACTCGTTGAACAACCACTGAGAGAACTCGTAGTTTTGTTTGAGTATGGCTTCTACATCAGTACAAGTCATGTCGGCAATAGCACCTAGGTGTATTACCCAGTCATAGCCACTTACGTCAGGACGCTCTGTTGGATGCCATTCATAGCCGTCAATGTGCCAACCTTCTTCTTGATTAAGCCAAGCAAGCATGTTGCGGCCAATGAATCCCTCATGGCCAGTTACTAGTATTCTCATGTAACTATTTACTTACAGTTTAATGTCTGGGAACTGAGAAACGATTAACGGAATAATTGCTTGGGCTTCGTCGTTGGTAATGTTTGACAGCATCCTATTAAGTATCCTAGGTAGGACCTGCATGTTTTCGGGAGCATCAATTTGTTGTTGAGTCCACCCTAGTCGTACACCTTCGTCTCTACTAACGATATGATCTAGTTCTGGAATATGCCAGTCTTGATCATGCCTGTCAGTAACTACTTGATTTTCGCCCTTGCCCCAATCAAACTTACGTTCTACACCTACATAGTCTACCCAAGTATCGGGACACTTGTCATACATAGTCTGGCACTGTTGCGGAGTCCATTTGTATTTGCTACGGTAAGGACCAAATATTGCTAGATACTTGTAGTCGCCCTTACGGTCAAAACAAAAGTCGTCATACAACTTATTAGTGAAGTATGTATTCTCTTCATAACGTCTATGGGGCTTGCGTTTAGCAATAGCCTCATTTAGTTTTTGATAATTCTTCATTAGTCTGAGAATGGCATTTTAAAAGGAGGCATGTACTTAACATGTTCCTTGCCATCTTCATCTTTGCTTGTGCCGGCCTTGACAGCCTGCCAAATAATACTAGACTTCTTAGTAGGCTGATACTTTACTACAACTTGTCTAATACCTTCAGCAAGCAACACTGGCTCGCTAGCATCATTACCAACTTCATGAAGTTCACAATATGCATCTTTGGCTCGGTACACTTGATCACGCAACTGACGAGCACTGCGTGATCCATATTTTTCATGCAATGCTTCGTAGATAGCTTGGTCCACGGCTGTAGACGATCCAATGTTACCTTGTTGTTTTAAGAACTCACAGATACCCCAACTAACGTTAGTGGCAAATACGCAATCTGTAAACAACCGCATATTGATGTTAACACTACGGCTCCATATTTCAAACCCGTATTTGTCCAAGTATGTAAGCATGTTACCAATACCAGTTAGTGCTTTACTTTGACGACTACTTTCACTCTTGTCATCTTTGTCTAATACTTTAACGCCATTGGCATTAAACACCCGCCATGCTTTGAGATAGCGTTCTTCGTCGGGCGTCAATGGCATCTTCAGCTTTTCTTTCTCACGTGCCAGGTTAGTGCCGTTACGCCACTTGTCATACTCACTTGCGGCTAGCGATACAATGTTGATAGAGTGATACTGTTCAGCATCAACAATTGCCAGCATTCTAGCAATGTCATTAAATTCCATATAATTCATCGGCATATCGTCTACACCTACAATACAACTAGCCAGTGTTCGATGCTGTGCATCGTTAACTACTTTGTCGCCGTTATCCATTTCTCGTCCAGTTGCTGGTTGCACTAGATGAGGTTTGTAGTTAAACACTAAGTCGCCAATTAGATGTTTAGCACGGACCATACGTTGTTGACGATAGTTAATCCACATCTCAATAATTTTAACAAACGATCTTTTACCGTCTGCATCGGGTACTGGTTGACGATACAGCATACCCGGCCCCCATAGCTTTTCAAAGTATGGCAATTCCATTCCTTCAAAAATGCCAGCTTCTTGACAATGATTAAGAACAAACATAATAACGTCTTCTACCTTAGCATATCCGTCATCATCCATGATATCTGTAACGTCGAGTAGCTCATTAATCTTACTCATTCTGCGTTGAATCTCAACAGGATCAAAATCCTTAACGGACTTGCGCTGACTTTTTGGGCCACATAGCCCTGTAAGGTCATCACCATATTTGTCCGTAATACATTTTAGATAAGCCATTTTTTACTTTCTGTGTGTTAATATGTTTATATTATAATACCAATAGATTCAAACGTCAACTGTTTTAAATACCGTTTCGGTTATAGACGACGGGCATTTCGCATACATACTTGTTATTATATGTGTTCATAATCAAATTGCAGTCGCCACCTGTAACTTTGGAGCCAGCATGGTCTCCTAAACTTTTACCCGTAACAACATATGAGCCCACACTGGCTACAGAGTATGCGGCACACCCTGTTAGCGTGGTTGAGGCAATTGCGAGAATCGAGATAAGAAAGCTTCTTGTCTGCATGAATACTCTTGTAGTGTCTGTGTGTTAATATAAGTAACCCAAGGGTCACCGTCTTTTAATTCTAATACTGTGACTCGGAATGTTCTATCTCCGCCACCATATAGTTCGTTCAATTTCATTGTACAAGCATCCTAACAAGTCCAATCGCATCAATTGACACTAGCAAGATGTAGTTAGCCAACATGCCAAATGATTTCCGAGTATAACTAGCCCAAGCATACATAGCACAGCCAGCAATCCAAATAGGATATAACGCGAGTAATGGCGGATTTGGCACTGTGACGGCCATAGTGATACTGCACCCAATGCTAATAGCCCAAGCAAGTAGTTCAACAAAAAATCGAAAGGAATTAGTATTGTAGTCATCACGTATCCAATCAAAAGTAGGTTTTAATAAATCATTCATATATTATTTTAGCATATAAAAAATTCAAAGTCAACGATATTGAATTAAATATCAAATGCTATTCACACAAGACAAACCATTTGATCGATCTGTTTCTTATAAGTTAAACAGCCAGGGCTATAGATGTCCGGAATGGAATGATATTGATTGGGCTAGTAGTCATTTGCTTTTTGGTTGTAGTGTTGTTCAAGGCATTGGATTAAACGATGCAGATACGCTTGATCAAGAATTAGTCAAACTGTTAAATGAGCCAGTGGTTAATTTAGGTGTAGGCGGAGGGAGTCTTCCGTTTATCCTAGCCAATACTTATAAGTTAATCGATGCGGGTATCCGTCCAAAAAGTGTAATACTAGTTTATCCAGAGCCTAGTCGAGTTGCATTGTTTTTAAAAGATCAAGTAAGGCATATTGGAACATGGGATCATGAGAGTTGGTATAGGACTTGGCTTAAGGATAATAATGCAGAATACTATGGATATCTCGCAGGTCGTAGTATTGAGTCTGCATGGCTTAGCGTTGGTATTGATGTGGTTAGTGTGCATCAACCCGATGTTCCTGGTCCTGAGGATTTGCCG